TCTGTTTGTAGAAGATGCTCCAATTGGATCTCTATCACATAAAGGTGCACCAACATAAGCTGCAAGAGGTATAATTATATCAGCTTGTTTTAGAATTGGCAATAGGTCTGCTTCTACTCTTACATCACCACGATAAATCCTAAAATTTGGGTGATAGCATAATTGGCCAAGTGATGATTGTTGGTACATAAAATTATCTAACACAGTAACATTATGACCTAAACCTAATAGGTCTTGTGATAACATCGACCCAATATAACCTGCACCACCTGTAACTAATATATTTGCCATATTAAGCCTCGTTTAATGTTTTGGTAATAAAATCAATTTCATCTAATTGCATTGATGGGAAATTACCAATATAAAATCCATAAAAATGAATATGTTCAGTATTTGGAAAATTCAAATGATAGTTTTCTGGCACAATATTTTTAAGGTATGGTTGTCTTGTTTGATTACCACCACCTGCACTTCCACGGCGAAATTCAATGCCTTCTTCTTTCATTCTCGTCATAATTCTATTTGCGAAATCTTGGTCTTTATCATTGAGTATTAGATTGAAAGCATAGTTACTAGAGCCTATTAATTTAAAGCCAGTAAAAAATTTCTTTGGGCTTAACTTAGATAAAAACCTTTCGTGATTTCTATTCCGTAGTTTAACATTTTCATTTAATTTTGGCAACTGTGAAAGACCAAGTATACCGCCTAAATCGGTGTTACGCATATTGTATGCTGGGTAAGCAAAGATAAAATCAGGATTCAACTGTGGGTATTGTATCTTGTAAGCCAGTTTCATTTTTTCATTACCACATTCTCTGACCATACCATGTGAACGAAGCATGCGAATTGTATTGTAAACTTCTTCATCGTTGGTACAAACCATACCGCCTTCAATCGTTGTCATATGGTGTGCGTAATAGAAAGAGAAATTGGACATCCATCCAATACTGCCGCAAAGCTTCTCTCCGTGTCTTGCGCCATGCGACTCGCAAACATCTTCAATCAATGGAATGTTGTTTCTAGCTAGAGTTGATATGAGATCATCAGTTAATGCATTAAACCCTTGAATATGTGATAAAAATACAGCACGGGTATTTGGAGTAATTGCACGAATGATAGAATCAGGATTCATACCTAAAGTGTCCATATCCACATCAACGAATACTGGTGTAAATCCACATTGAATCACAGAGGCAACATCAGATATCCATGTTAAAGGTGGAACAATTACTTCACCGCCTTGTGGATATTTTATCTTCAACATGGTCATTGATAATAAATTGGCAGATGCGCCAGAGTTTACAAATACGGAATACTTTACGCCTAACCATTTCGACCAAGCTTCTTCAAACTCTCGGCATTTTGGACCGTTAGTTAGAATAGGGTCATCTTGTTTTAGATGCTCAATCATGGCATCTAAATCTTGTCTTGTAACATTATTTCTCATCAAAGGAAATTTCATTTTAACCTCACGAATTGTTTAATATAACTTGAGTACCATGATTATCGAACTTAAATGGCACCCATACCTTTATTTGTTCCATCTTTAACTTGAATTCTTTTTGTTGATCTGGCGGCACAAGAAACATAAAGAAACCGCCGCCGCCTGCACCCATTAGTTTACCACCATAAGCACCACTTTCAATGGCTGTATAATATATGTCATCTATCCATGGTTCAGTAACACCATCTGCTAGACCTCGTTTAATTTCCCAAGCTTTGTGCATCAACTCACCTATTATAAACATTTCTTTTTCTTTGGCAAGCATATCGATAGCTTCGTTTGCTAAGTTTACCGTTTCTAATAAAAGACTATCTGTTTTGCCTTCTTTGATATTATCTACCTTTTTCTTTGCTTGAATTTCTGAGTGTCGAGAAACACCAGAAAAACCAAGCATGATGTGTGATTCTAGATATGTTTTATAATCTAAATTCATTTTAAATGATTTGGCATCCCAACCTTCACTCGACATAGAAATAACTTGAATACCGCCAAGTGCAGACATAATTTGATCTTGTATGCCAACATTTTCGCCAATAATATCTTGTTCAACTTCAATGGCTCTTTCTGCTAATTCTTTCTGTGTTAAATTATATTTCTTTAAACGATAGATTGCATTTAACAAACCTACTGTAAAGGTTGATGATGAACCAATACCAGACCTTGCAGGTAAATCACCTTCATGGCTAATAGAAATGTTTTCTGTTATATTGGTGTATTGCAAACAAGCACGTATAGCTGGGTGATCAATATCTTCTATTGAATTAACATTTTCTATTTTTGAATAAGTTAAACGAATGGTATGGTCAAAAAATGGCGGCAATTCTTTTATATGAACATAACAGTAATGTGCCATTGCAGCAGATATACATTTACTTGGATGTTTTGAAAACCAAGCAGGGTAATCGGTGCCGCCACCAAACAAAGAAAGTCTATAAGGAGTTTTTGTAATAATCATTTTTCATTGTAATAGTCACCCCACTCTACAAGAATTGTTGAACGATTATCATCACGCAACAATGCTTTTACATAAGCAGGAAAAATTTGAAAGGGTTCATCTAAACGGATAACTTCAACCGTTTTACACATCGATTTAAATGCTTCAGTAAAATCTCCCACATGTTGACATTGTGGGTGTAAAGGTCTTTCTGAACCAATACTGGTACGAATAATCACATTGGCCTTATACTTAGACATTAAGGAAAGTTTATCCACATGATTTACTAATTGACTAACAGCACATAGTAAAAAGTTCCATCGTGGATAAATTGAAATTGGAATACGACCATGTAATGCCATACCTAATGACATACCCATTTGCATTTCTTCTGCAACAGGCAATTCAATAAGTTTATCTTTCGATACATCTTTTAGTGTGTTAGACATTCCTGTGCCTGGTACAGCAACCGCTTGGCCAAGAAAAACAGTTCTATCATCGTTAGCCAAATATTCCATTGACCGTTTTAATTCATCAAAGTATTTCAAAATTGTACCCTCACTCCAGCACCAGCATGTGGATATTTGGTTTCGTATTTGTAATAGTAAATCATATCGGTATTATAATTTTCATAAGACAATTCTTTATCATTCCATACTTCTCTTGTATCTGTACAAACTGATTTACCATTATCTTCAATAATAAATTTAATAGGTAAATTATATTGAATTGCATACTTCATTGATTCATATGCAATTCCTGTTTCTGAAGTCATATCACCTAAAAAACAATAAACTTTAGAATCACCATTACTTTTTTTAATTGACATAGCTGTACCTACTGCAATTGGCAAAACTCCACCCACAATAGCAGAAGAATATATTTTATATTCTGGAAAACAAAGTGAGATAGAACGACCTTCTAAAATTTCTTTTTCTATTTCATCAGCAGGCACACCTTTTAGTAAGCATTGATAGTGTGAACGCCAAGAACAAAATACCCAATCTTGTTGGCGAACATCTTTAAATACATTAATTAGTTCATCTTCATTACCATAATAGAGATGAACCGGTGATCGTATTTTTCCATTATTAAATTGGTCAGCAATACGATTTTCAAAATCAATTAGTTCTTGTTTAGTCACCTAATATTTTCCTTTTCAAACGAATCTTTGACATTTCCTCTACATTCTGCCTTGATTGTAGGCCAAATTTATTTTCTACTAATTCTAAAAATGGTTTGTGTGAGAAGTAAGTATGCCATGCATCATCACGAAACTTTAATACTTCGGCACCAGATAACGATTTAGTTCTCAATGGTTTACAATCATATGATAAGAAAGCAAACTCATCAAAAGTTTGTGGCAATTCCCAATTATTGTTTTTGGCTTCCATATACAATGGACTACCAGGTAATGCCATTGCTGCATAGAAGTTTGCGTGTTCACAGTTTAATTCTAAAGCTAAATCTAAAGTTTCTTGCATCGTTTCTTTGGTATCTTCTGGAAATCCAAACATATAATTACCAAGAACATTAATGTCAGCGTCTTTAATTTGTTTTACAACTTCACGGATGTTTACTTGTTTGAATCTACCTTTGTCAATTTCTAAACGCACTTGTTGATTACCTGATTCAATGCCAAGTGCCAACCAATTTACGCCAGCATCTTTAAACAATTTCAGTTGATCTTCACGAACAGAATCTACTCTTGCATAAGCCCAAAAGTTAAATTTCATTCCTCTAGCCACAATGCCTTGTAATATTGGCACATAATATTTTTTATTTAAAAAGAACATCTCGTCTGTAAGGCGAATAGTTCTAACTCCATTTTCATACAGGTACTCTAATTCTTTTAACATTAATTCTGCTGACCAGAATCTCATACCACGACTATCAGCTGATACGATACCTTCTTCGTATGAAGTTCTATTCACGATGTTAATCATACAGAAGTTACAACCAAATTGGCAACCTAATGATGTATAAATTGCCGCAAACGGTGTACGGCCTTCTTCTAAAAAATTAGTATGCCAATAGTGAGCTCTGTATTTGTCTAAAAGGTTCTTATCTTTAGGTAATAAGTCCCAAGCATAACCTGGCATTATAACATCCATGTCATCAGTCTTTACTATACAACCGCTTGTTGTAGGTCTTGGAAGTCCATGTTTTTTATACCACATACCACGAACATTATCTAAATCATTTTCTAAATCTGTTTCTAATAAATCTAAAAGACCATATACACCTTCATTGATAAAAGCAAAGTCAACATACTTGTATTGAATTACCTCATGTGGTAATGCAGATGTATGTGACCCAATAAATGCAGTTTTTAAATTTGGATGTGATAATTTGAGTTGAGTAGCCAGAGATTTGGCACCAATCATCATTGTGGTGCCTGAATTTGGATTTTGTCCGTAGAGAACAAATACTACCAGTTTTGGTTTTGTTGCTGCGATTTGTTCTGCCGCATCTTCATCAGTTGCAGGACAAGCATCAAAATCTAAAATGCATGGATCATGGCCTTTAACACGAACTGCGGATGCCAGCAATGCTGCCCATGTAGGCATTTCAATTGCTGAATATGTTTTTGCTAAATCTTGGTAGGCTTTTGCGGCACTACTTGGTACCACGAAACACACATTTGCCATAACAACCTCATTATAATAAAATATTTAGTGTAACTTTTTATTCTTCTTTTCTTTGATTAATTCTAACAATTCATCAACATTAAAATCTTTTGTTTCAGTTGTTTCTTCTTCATCTTCACCATCTTCTTCATCACCATCTTCCGATTCTGAAATAAAATCAACTTCATCCATTCTTTTTTGAGCTTCCATTACAACTTCACCATAATGTTGTATAGCAGATTCTTTTGGATCAACAATTGTAAGTATATCTGAGGTATAAAGTACCGCTTGATTATTTTCAATGATTTCAATTGGCAACCAAGGCATCATCATCATTACTGTTTGACCAGTAGTAGGTATTCTTTTAAAAATAACTTGCATTGGGTCATGTAGTATGGCAGTTTCTTTATCTTCTGATTCAATAAAGTTAGCTATAATATCTTCACCGCCATGTAGGCGAATAATCTTGATGTTATTGTTGTTGGTTGTTTCCATCTTTTAGCTCTATGTTATAAAATTTGTATTTGAATTTTTCTTCATCATATATTTTTACTCTCTCTATAAAATGTTTTAAGGTATAATTTGTAAACTTACCAACACGAAAATCATCAGCTATATCAAACAATGTTGCTTCTGTTTTGTTATCACCTTTTCTTAACCCACGACCTATTGATTGAAGATTACGAATCCTGGATTTGGAGGGTGAGGCAAATATAATATTATGAAGGTTACGGATGTTAACACCAGTACTAAAAGTACCGTATGAAGCAACAATAATAGCATCAGTTTCTTTTTCAGTAATTGAACGAACTGATTCCCGTATTTCAACATCTGTGCCGCCAAATACAAAGAACACATGACGCTTACTTGTTGCAGTTTTGATAATATTGTGTAAATCTTTTCCATGTTTCTCCACAAATTGAAATAAAATTAATGTGTTGCCTTCTAAAGACAATGCCAAATTTTTAATAAATTCATTTCGAGCTTTATTCTGAACAATATAATCAATCTCTGTATTGTAATCCCAATCACGAGCCATTTTACAGATAGGTTCAGGATATTTTAATACAAGGCACTTAATAAAGAATTCTGCTAGATGCCCTTTCTCAATCAATTCTGAGGTGGTTGTGGCCTTATAAACTGGACCAAACAAACCTTCTAATACTAGGCGATGTGTTTGTGTACCATCTAGTGTACCTGTGGTGCCTATTCTATATTTAGCGTTAGTACAACCAGACAGTATCGTAGTAAGTGATTTGGCCTTAAACTGGTGTGCTTCGTCACCCATCACATAATCAAACTGTTCAAAGTAATCTTTTTCATTCTTATAGATTGATTGCCATGTGGTGATAGTAAGAAACTTGTTTGTGTGTTTCTCTTTACCAGAGTATTGACGATGGCAGTATTGGTCTGAATCATAACCATAAGAAGCAAAGTCACTATACATTTGTTCTACTAATGATGTAGTAGGAACAATTAACAACCCTCTTTTAAAATCTGCTTCTTGTAACCAACGAACAATCAAATAAATGATAAGAGATTTACCTGATGCAGTTGGTGATAGAATGAGTTGGCGTTTATTGCGTACAGCCTGTAGAAAACATTTCCATTGATACTCACGCAATTCATGTGGCAGTTTTAGTGTTTGTATAAACTCTAATGCCTCAACACCTGAGAATTCTTGTGTAAGCTTGATAGCATCGGCTATCTCTAAACTATAATCTCTTTCGGCACAAAATTTTTCTATGTATGGGATTAGACCATGATATATGGTAAATGTGCGTAAGTCCGCCAGGCGAATCTTTCCATCCCATACACGGCTCTTATATGCAGGTGTAAATTGGTAATTTGGTACAAAGAATGTGAAGTAGTCTGACAGTTCTTGTGCTATACTTCTTTCACATTCAAACTGTATAAACGCTTCATTCTTTTTGGTTAATAATAAATCAGACACCTTGTATAAATTTTTCCCAATCAATAAATGATCTAAGTTGATATGTTCTACTATTTAGCTCTTTTAAAATAGACTGGCATATCTCAACAACTTCTTCGTGTATGGCCTTCTTCGCCATATACTTGTTTAAATCTTCATCACTCTCCAGATATGTAGACAGATCGGATTTGATAACAAATGGAAATGGTTCCCATCCATGTTTCTCTAATGCCTCATCATCTAACTTACCTGTGTAATACTCCCACTTAATTTTTTTCCATTTATTATAATTGAATTCTGCTTGCTTGGCAAGCATACGATGTTGAGATAATACGTTTAGGTATTTACTATGAAGTTTGGGTATATCTAACAATGCCTTACCTGGTTCGGTACGGTCAATATTGGAATCTTTCCGCCATTCTTCTAACACTTCATCCAGATTTTTCATGCCAATAAACCTCCTGTTATAGGAGTATAACAAAAAACGGTTAGAATGTCAAGCTGTTTTAGAACAATTTTTCAACATCATAATAACTATACCGAAATGTGGCATCGGCAGTTAATATGGTATCAGGCCCATCTTGAGCATTCATTATGAAAGTTGAAAGTGTTGTTGGGAATACTTCGTAAAATTTAAAACGGTAGTATTCTTTATTTGAGGAAGAAAACAATGTTAAAGAGGCATCACTAAATTGTGGAAACTTATTACTAATATCATTCTTTGCTGATTGATATTTATTTAATTTGGATAAATTTCTATACTCTTTAAACTCCACAGGGAAAGTCATCGCACGAATCCAATCGTGTATTTCTAACCAACCTTTTAGTTCTTCATCAATGATGAATGTGACATTTAATAAATCATAAATGGCCTTTTCGCCTGGAGAATATATGTCAACGAATGGGTTTGTAATTACAGCTTCAGATAAAGACAGACCTGGCACGGTAACATTTTGGCAAAAGTATTGCATATTTGGTACACGACCAAATGTCAATAAAAACTTATTAGGTTGTAATGGATTAGGATTACTTGGGTTGCGTGTGAGTGCGGTCATAAAGTTTTCTTAATATGCAGACCAATATCAATGACATGTTCTTTTTCAATCATGTTAATAATACGATTTGTTAGTGTTATTTCCTGTTGAATAAAAGTCATCTTTAATTGGAGTTCTTTTAATTGTTGATTATAGAAATCCAATTCTTTTAGTTTTCTGGCTCTTATATCGAGCAAGTCAGACATTACTATAATATCGGTCATAAGGTTATTTATGTATAAAAAAAGACCCGCTTTTTAGGGCGGGTCTTTAAGTTTTAGCGGGTATCTTATAGTTATTCTTATTATGATACCCTAGTTAGATTACATTAGGTTAGCAATCTGGAATGCACGATAGTAGAAGTTGGACTGTGCTGTCAAAGCGCCTGAACCAACATTTGTACCTTCTGCAAACGGATTAGCAACTAGACCGTAACGAGTCTTGAAGCCAATTTTTGGTTGGAAAGTACCTGTATCTACTGCACGAACCATTTGCAGCGGAACATATGGGCAGTAGAAAATACCTGCGTCATATGCATTAGATCCTTTGTAGCCGAGAACAGCAAACTCGGAAGTCGAGGACGTTGGAGCATACGGATCGATATACACTTTGATACGACCAAACAGCGTACCAGCAAATGTATTGCCAGTATCATCAACTGTCAGGTTAACTTGACCTTGCAGAGCAGATTGATAGTCGAGGATGCCAGCCATTGCAAGAGCAGAAGCAACATCAGACGAGCAAATCATAACATTACCTTTACCTCTACGAGTCGTTTTAGCAATTGTATTAGCTTCACGCTCGAGTTGGAAAGCAAGACCTTTAACTTTTTCAACCATCCAACGACCGTTTGAATCGGTGTCGAGGTCAAATTTACCAGCAGTAGTAGTACCTACTTGGCAACCAATCTTAGCTACACCGTAGATTGTACGGATAACTTCACGATTGATTTCAGCAAGAATTTCTGTAGACAGAATGTTTGCGAGCTCGGTTTCTGCATCGAGACCATGAACTGCTTTCAGGTCTTGTGCAAGTTCCATCGAGTATTCTGCTTTGAGAGCACGGGTCTTTGCAGTAACCGTAACTTTCTCAATTGAGAATGCCATTTCTTGGAATGTGTTAGCAGCTTGGCCATCACCAAGAGCCTCACCACGAGCTGTTGTCATAGCAGCAACAGCAGCAGCGTTAGAAGTAAATACTTCAGTTGGCAAAGTGCCAGTAGAGATAGCTGTTTGTGCGGTACCAAGACCAGCAAAACCGGTATTAGCTTCGTTGTAGAAAGCCTCTGTGCCGCCTTGCGTTGCATAACGGGAACGCATAGCGAAGATCAGTCCTGTAGGACCAGTCATCGGCTGAACTCCTGCAACATCATAAGCAATCAGGTTTGGCAGCGAACGGCGAACCAACGAGATAAGGATTGGGTCGAAACCAGCAACTGGAGTTGTAGCAGAACCAGAGAAACCGGTCTGTGTACCACCAGCAGATGCTGAGTTAGTTGGCGTGGCTTCCATAAGGATGCCAGAAGCCTTTTGCATTTCTTGAGCTTGATTCTCAAGAATAACAGCCGTAACGGCTTTACGATATGGATCTTTAATAGACGGCAGATCTGCGTGATCTAGAACGCCTTCCCATTTCTTTTGTAGATTTTCGGACAAATACATTTAAATCTCCTTAATTGTTATTACTTAAATTTTTGTTTTAGAAATTGCTTGGGATACTGCTGCAACGAATGGGTCAGCAATGACTTTCTTCTCGCCTTCAGCATCTTCTACTTTTTCGTGCAGTTGCTCTTCATCTGCTTTTTTAACGCCAGATGGGAAATAGTTCTCACGAATTGTTTCAAGCTTCTCTTTGTATTCTTCCTCTGTGGAGAATTCAACACTCTCTGCGAGCTGTTTTACTTTTTCAGCTTGTGTGGTTGTGAGGCCTTCAGTAACTTCACGGGTAATTTCATTCTTGCGGGACTCTACGAGAGCCTTGGCAAAACCAATGCCACGCTCAATTTCTTCGTTGAGTTTGCTTTCGAGTTCATCAACTTTACCAGCAAGCTCATCAACGAGGTCAACCTTCTCAGCAGGAACATCGATATAATGCTCAGCAAAGAGGTTACGCAGACCAGCAATGAATTCTTCGGTGAGTTCAGAACGGAGTCCCGACTCAATTGCAATTTCGTTATCTGCCAACCATTGCTCAACAACATAGTTGAGGTAGTCATCTACTTTGGTTGTCAGATCAGATTTGATTTGATCGACTGCTTCGGAAAGCATATCAGCATATTTTGCTTCAGTTTCTTCCTGAATTTGAGCAACACGATCAGCAACCCGTGCTTCAAAAATGGTAGAAACTTTTGATTTGAATTCTTCAGAAATGGTAGAATCATCTGCAAAGAGGGCATCAACATCCTCTTTCATTTTCTTCTTCTTCATTTCTTCTTTATCATCTTCGTCTTCCATTTCATGGGACTTTTCAGCGATGATTTCTTCTTCGGTTTCAGCTTGTTCTTTTTTCATCTTAAGCTGAGTATCTGGAGAAGCATTAGAAGCTTTGGTTGTTGGTGCCGTAGCACTCTTAGACGATGGTGTAATCTTTGCAGAATCATCATCGGGTTTTGAATTTTGTGGTGTTGGGCCGCCAGCATCGTGAATCTCTGCTGCTAGTTTTTCAGCAGGCATAGCTGTAGCTTTGCTTTTTGATCCTGACAGGATCTCTGCTGCGGCTTCCATGAGTTTTGATGTTGCCATTAGGAATCTCCTTATGATTTCTTATTTATAAAATTAAAGTTTTCTGAGGTAATTTTCGAATAATTTAAGAGCGGTTTCCTCTATTTTTGCCTTAGAAACCCTCTGAATTGTTTTCTTTGTACGGTCAAAATCCGCCTCTACAAATTTGCCGTCAATCATCATCCATTCTTTGTTTTCCATAATGCCTTGAACAAATGCACCAGGTGCAGATGGATCGGCAACAATGTCAGCTGCCGTGGCCAGTCGCAGATCGTCTTGTACCAAATTATAACCCTCTTTGGTCTGTTGTAGAGAACCAAGAGCTCTGGAAGATACACCAACTTGAATGTCATTGTTGATAAAGTTCTCAACGATTTGACCGTATGGTGTGCCAAGAATAAGTGCTTTGCCATAGAAAGTGTTGCCATCTTCTTTTAGAGATACAATCTTATGTGATACACGCTCAAGGTTAATTGATGGTGTATCTGGATGACCTAGTTCACCAAGCGCACGATTGGTGTCAATGAATTCTTCTGTATAACGAGTAACTTCATTACGAAGTGTGTCCATTTTATACATGCGATTGTTCTTGTTAACTGCATCGCCAACAAGAAATGTTCCTTCAATGTAAAGTTTTTTCTTACCATCTTCTGTTTTTTCAACAAGGTATTTTACATTTTCTATGGATTCTCTAATAAGTTTCATATTGTTTGTCCTGTATATGGGTCAACATTATATGTGGCTTCTTTTGAAACTTCCAAGAAAATAGTTCCGCCTGTACCAATTGTAACAACTATATTTCCAGTATTGTTGCTAGTAATAGCACCACCAAATTCATCAAATCTCATTTCACCAGATTGATGTAAACTTAATGCTGTTACACCGCCTCTAGCTACTGAGATACTGCCACTTGTTGACCAAGTTACTCTTTTGATCGCTGCATTTGTTACCAATTCTGTAGTAGCATTTGATCTTAAATCGTTAAGTGTAATTGTATAGGTGCCAGCATCAACAGCTCGAATGATTGATGGCCCTCTTGTAGAATTATTAATATATGCTGGCATTTTATCTTAGTCCCATTGATGTTCGCCTACGCATTGACATTTTTCTTTTCAATAAGCTTCGGCGAAGTTTAGCTCTTCTAGTTGTTTTCCATGATCGCTTTAATAAGCGAGCCTTCCTTAATCTTGCAGCTGCAGGTATACGGCGAACAGTATTACCTACAATCCTATAACCTTTAATGCCTGACCGTCTTTTATTTTTCTGAACAACTATACGGCCTTTTGCATTACGCCGAATACGCCGGCGAATTTTTTGTATTCTACCTTGACGAATGATATTAGGATTTCTCCTAACTGCTTCATCGAGTTCTTCAAAAACATCTGCTTGCACATAACGCTTTGCTTCTTGCAACCGTTTACCGGCAATTTCATTTAAGCGAGAACGCAATTGTTCTCTTGCCTCATCTAATTTACCAGATACAATTAAATCTATAAAATTCATTTTGCTCTACTAAAAGCAAAGTCAGAAGCTTTTGCTAAGTGTGCAGGCGATTTATGAACCATATCCGCAAACTTCTTTTTGTTATCATCATTCAAAGCTTTATGTACTTGCGTAATAGCAGAAGCTGTAAAATGGTCTACCTTCTTTGATTGACCATTACCAAATTTAACTGTTTGTGCCTGTTTATCAGCAACAATTTTATGAAGCTGATCCATAACAGCTTCTTCTATTTGTGTTTCTTCTGCCTGTATAGCAGCACCAAGAGGGCCGCCATACGGTACAGAGAAATACTTATCTAATGTTTTACTGTAATACAACGCAACTTTTGTTTTATCAGGATACAATCTGATGGCTCTGCGTTTCAAAACCAAAACAAAAGGTGGGTCATTATCAAAATCTACTGGTGCTTCAACTAATTCAAAATCTTCTTTAATATCTTTTTCAACACCGTAAGCAAGATCACCTATTTTAATACGATGTGCTCTTACTTTACGGCCAGAAGGACCAACTTTAAAATCTGATGTGTCAACAACATCTTCTTCTAGTTCTTCTTTTACTGCCTGTCTTGTCTTTTGAAAAACTTGTTTATTATTGGCAATTAAATCTACCATACGATTAAACAAATTTCTCACAATCTCTTTATCAGCATTATTGAACTGTGGCCGCTCTTCGGTCATCTTATCCAAAATGCGATGAATTCGTGCCAGTTGTGCCTTATTGGCAAGACCAGCACGAACAAGCATATCAAACTTTGTGTAGTCTGACTTTTCTTCTTCTACAAGATTACGAAATTCTTGTAAATCTTTCATTCTTCTGCGGCAGTTTCTTCTGTATCTTGTACTTCAGGCTCTGAGGTTTCTTCTTCGCCTGTAAATAGTGTTTGTGCCATTTCAATTTTTTTAGCATCAAGTGCTTCAAAAGCTTTAGCAGCTAAAAGATCATTTAGCAAATCTTTTGCACTCGCAGCATCACCTGCTGCAACTTGATTAATAAATGTTTGCGTATCCATAGTATTCTCCGTTTAGCGCCTATTTAGTAATGCTGAATATTTTTCTACCTCAGCATCTAACATTGGTGTCATTGATTCATTTGCAGCACCAGTATTATCTTCTGGTGGGTACTGTTGTTCCATTGCCTGTTGTTGTGCTTGTGCTTCAGGCGGCATTGTTGGTCCACCATTACCTGCATCCGACTCTTGTTTGATTTGTTCATCAATAGCTTCAATTTCTTCTTGTGTTTGTTGAAGAATATGTTTACGAACCCATTCAGCAGAGAAGTAACGACCAACATATGGATCAACAACTTGAAGTGTTTGAACACGATTCTGTAAAAGCTCTGCATCACGCAGTTCAGTAAAGTTATTATCTTTTACATAATCATAATAGATTTGTTCTTTAAAATTTTGCCATTCTTCTCTAGTACAAATACCTTTAAGAACTAATTGTTTCTCTAAAGCGTGGTCAAAAATTTGTGAGAATTTATTGCGTAGACGAATGATGAATTTAAGAAACTTAACCTCATCACGGGTAACCTCAGTTGTACGACCAAGACCAATCATACCACCTTGTTGTGGTTCTAAACGACTGATAGGTACATTAAGTGATTGTAGAAGTTTTTGACGGAAGTATTTTACATCTTCCAACTCACCAAGGTTTTGGCCTGCTGGTAATGTGGTAATCTCTGTGCCTTTACCACCTTCACGGCGTGGTAACCAAAAATCTTCAAGCATCGAGAGATGTTTACGATCATCACGCAACTCACCAGTGTTCGCATCGTAAACCATTTTGTTACGATATTTGACCATGATCGATTGAATATACTGTTCAGCCTTACCTCTTGGTAAATTACCTACATCAATATAAAATATACGGCGTTCTGGTGCTCGTGAGAGGCGATAGATTACAACCGCATCTTCAATCATTCTTAACTGATTAAGTGGCTTTATCGCCTTATGAAGAAAAGAAATAACAAATGTGTTTTTGGCATCCATCAAACCAGAGTTTACATTTACAATCGCATCTGGTGCAATACGAAGGCCAGAGTTTACTGATGCACCATAAGATTGTGTTGCAGTACCACGATCACTATAAACATAATACTCAGCAATCGATTTGATAATGTCTGCACCAGTTTTTGGGTCACGTTCTTTTTTAACTTCACGCACTTTACGAATCTTGCGTGGGTCGATGTACCGTAGTTCTTGTATGCCTGATTTTGGATCGTTTTCGTCTACAACCACATGGTAGTAAATACGACCATCAATATACCAACGCTTAAACAGGTCATCTGAAAGATTACCAAAGTTTAGCATACGAAGAATGTTTTCGAATTCTTCCGTAATTTTTTTCTTAACTGCATCTGGTTGTTTCAGTTTATCTAATACGATATTGACTGTACGACCAGATTCATCGTGTGAAATGGCTTCATTGACAATATCATCAATTGCCATTTCTAATTCTGGATGATTTGCCATTTCACGGTACCGAGTAATGAGTTCTAATTCATTACGAATAGAACCTTCTAGGTCAACATATGTACCGTAATAGGCATTTTGTGTGATTGTAACTGCACCATCATCGAGTGCAGGAGTTGGAAGTGCAAAAGAGGGTTGCTCAGGTGATTGAACCTGAACAACATCTTTTTTGCCTAGGGTGAAGCCGAAGAGCTTAATAGCCATTAATATATCATCCTATAAAAGTGAAGAAAGGCCGAAGCCTTTCTTCTTACACTACACCGTCTGCTACTGATTCCCACCATTGATAGGTGAGAGTAACTGAAAACTCCTCAATTGTATCATTTGAACCCCAATCAACATCAATTGGAGTAACATCGCTTGGAAAGAGTCCAACAAACTTGTATTTCTTTAGAGTGTTGCCTGTTTTACCAAACTGCGTAACATCACCATCAACAGTATAACCAAGTGGTGAAAGTGCAGCTGGGGTGCGAACATTAAGATTGTGTGAATTGATGCCGTTCATCCAACGCTCAAATGCGTTACGAATAACGAAATCTTCATCATTGATAACCGTAATTGTCCAGTCAGCAAATGTTCTGTTACCTACAAATTTGAGTTCACGACCAAAGTATTGAACAGGCACAACACCTAGCGTAGCGCCAGGTAATTGTGCTGTCTTACACATGAATGTTAATTTTGTTTGTGCGTTACCTGGTGCAGAGAAACCAGGGAACGGCATAGAAACTTCAAACAGATTAGGACGAGCACCGTCTCCAATCATTTGACTTCTAAATTCGTTTACATTAAATGCCATTTAATTTTCTCCCGTTTCTCTATTTAGAACTGTCCTACAACCTCATCAAACGAAACACCTGTGCGAACGGCCACAAAGTTAAGTTGAATGAAGTTGATCGAACGAGCAGGTTTAATATAAATGTCACCAACAAATTCGTTCCGGTCAATAACTTCACCGGTATTATTTGTTTCATCGCAAACAACACGGAAGTCTGTGATACCACGGCGACCTTGTACATCACGCAAGAATGGTTCTACGAGCGCTACAAACTGAGCACGGGTAAATTGATCATTAAATTCGAATAGAGAGAAGCGGGCTGCACGAGCAATTGCTTTCTCCAGAACAATGAATAGTCGGCGAACATTAATGCGGTCAAACGCAGATGGTTTACTTAACATTGTTTTATCGCCAAACAGAACCGTACCTTCACCTTGGAAAGAAACAATTGGATTAATTCCTTTTACATATAAGTCATCACGGTTTGTTTTGGTTGGATTGTAGGCCAACTTAATAACATTTTTTAAAATACCACGATTTAGTCCACCAGGTGAGAACCAAGGATCACGTTCTAAATCTGTACGAGCACAAAGACCAGCAACATCACCATTGCATGGTACCCAACGATACACATCATTGTATTTGTCGTATTGATATTTCCAGTTGCCATCTAATACTGCATATGAAGATGAAGTAAGAGTATTGCGATAAGCAACTGTATCGGTAACTTCATCACCAGGATTGTTTACACAATCTGCTTTTTCTGGTGATAAGAAAACTAAACAATCTTTACGTGATATTGCCATTGAAATCAATGAGTCAGCCAAAGTTTGTTCTGCTGGTCCAGAAATAACTAATGAAATATCTACTGATTCAGCAGAATCAAAAGAATCGTAAGCGGTAACTACGTTAGCAGTACCAATTGTGCCATCAACACCACCAGTTAAAGAAACTGTTACATTTGAAGATAGATTAGCAAATGCTTTAGCTGAAACCGTTGTTCCCCAATTTGTAGCACCATTTGCTATTGCATGGTCCATCCAGTAAACATATTTTGATTGTGCAGAAATTACATTTCTATAATAACTAGAATTACCAGAATCATCTTTTGCATCTGAACCTTTGGATACAAATGCATATTTTTCTAATACAGTACCTTGAGTGCCACTTATTAGTCCATCTTCATCAATAACAATTACATGTAATTCATCAAAAGAACCACCTTGTTTTACAGCATAGGCTGAATTAGCTGGTGCTGAAGTAAATTGTGAAGCATATGTCCAAGTGCTGTAAGTAGCAGCATCGGCCATGGAAACTTTAAGTGAGTTACCTATAGAACCAGCATATCTTGCAGCAAATACACCATAGGCGTTTGAGGAACCTCCTGCATAGGTATTTTCCCAAGAATCTTCATTTTTAATTAGAATAGCTGTACCACTTGTAGCGTTTTTGCTAGTACCTTCATTTATAGCTCGAACAACTTTTAAGTTATTTGAATATGCCAAAAAATTTGCAGCAGAGAACCAGTATTCATAATTTGTAGAGTCAGGTTTGCCAAATGTATCAACAAGACGGACCTCATCGGAAATAGTGATGATTTCACCAGCTGGACCCCAAGCAAATGGACCGGCAAATGCTCCAATCGAAGTGGAGACTGATGGGACAATTGTAGTCAGATCGATTTCTGATACATTCACCCCAGCGGATAATTGAAATGCCATGGATTTCTCCTTTTGTTATCGGGTCAAATTCTTTTCAATTTATAGTGTATTTATGTTTTTACAATCTTGACGAAATATAACCTTTTTCCGACCAAACATCACCTGAATCCACAGTAACTTCTGGTTTTAAACCATCATCTATGAATCCAACTGGTGCCATATCTTCATCACCAAGCATATCGTTTTCTTCCAAAAGTACCTTACGAATGTCAATATTCGTAGAATCTTTGAAGTATGTCTGTGCGGTAAGCCACGCAAACAGTACCAGACCCATCACTATGTCGTCATTATTACCTTCTTCAGCCGCATATGAATCCCTTACACGAACAAAAGTATTCAATTCTGCTATTGTATCAAAGTCTTGGATGAGTAACTTGTCGGACTCAATGAGGGTTTTGAGGTTAGCACAACCAATTTTCTTAACGGTTTTGGTAGTTTTAATGCCAAAACCAGAGGACTTTCTAAATCCACCTGAGATTGTTTGACCTTTGATGTGGTGATGATCAATCTTATAAACATATTCATACTCCAAATCATAATGTAAAATATCTACCACCTGTTGACCCACATTATTCGTTTCAATCAATGCGTAGGCCTCATTGTATCTCTTGCACAGGCTATAAATCACCGTTGGAAAGAACAAAAGTGGCAACTTGTTATTTCTATATTTAGCGACCTGCCTATAGGGGGTTTCAGTTACATCTAAAACATTAATTGTATGATAGTCTAGGCCAACACCTTCTGAACAATCTACGGTGGCAATATACATTCTGCCTTGTTGTGGTTGTTCATAAATGTCCAAGCAATCTTCTTGCCATGGCGGGTCACGAAATGCTAATGACCTTAGTTTGGCGCCAGTGATCAAAGTGGCAGAAGAACCAATAAACTCCGTTTCAAACTCTTGGCGAAATTGTTCTTCTGAGGTATTACGAATCGTTTCTTCTTTCCACTTTGCATCACGACCTGGTACCTGTGACCAATGAATCTCAATTGGTTTATAGAGGCTACGTTTTTCTGTGGCATCCACCCACATCTTATAGAAATGATTGAGGCCACACGGTGTAGAAACTATAATAACCTTAGAGGTTTGACCAGAAGAAATAACCGGGTAAGTAGATGTGAAGAATTCATCTGCCATATTCTTAGGTACGAAAGCAAATTCGTCTAAGAAAATTAAATTGTATGTACCGCCTCGAACACCGGCTGCAGATGTTGCGTATGCAAAAATCTTTGAACCATTTTCTAGTTCAATGTTTCTTTTATTCCATGTGATAATACCTTGTTGTAACCACAATGGAAGATATTCGTAAGCCTTTTGAACCCGAGATAGAATCTCTTGTGCTAATTGACCTTTGTTAGCAAGAATAGCAATATTGTATTCTTCTTGGAATAAAACACACCACAACATATAACCAACCGTTGTAGTAGTTTTACCAACCT